TTGATGAAGTGAGGAAACGCTATGACCCCCGAAGCCAAAGTAAAAAAGAAAGTAGTTGATGTACTTAAGAAAGGTGGCGCTTATTATTTTTTCCCTGCTACTGGTGGCTATGGGCGTAGTGGGGTTCCTGATATTGTTGGTTGTTATCGGGGTGTGTTCTTTGCTATTGAGTGTAAAGCAGGTACTAACAAACCTACTGCACTACAAGAAGCAGAGATGAACAAAATAAGAGAAGCCAATGGGCAGGTACTTGTTGTCAACGAAGACAACATATCTGATGTAACAATTTTATTGAGGGACATATCATGAGTAAGGAACAGGCTTATCAAATGGTGCAAGATGCACTAAAGCTATGTACTGTGGAGAAGGCGCATCATTGCGCAGTAGTTGTGATTGTAAATGAGAAAGAAAATACAGTAAGAGTATATGGGCTAAACATCTCTGAAGAAGAAGTGCCTGCGCTTTTACTAGAAGCGGCGAGTGAAGTATGTGGTAGCCATATGGACGACTTAAAGAACAGGACATTGCAATGAAAGCCACACCATACAACAACGGCAAGATAAAGATCGGCAACGAAGTGTATCTCAACAAGTTGGTAAACCCACCATATGTAGAGCGTGACGACGACATGCTAGAGTTGCAGAGTTATCTGATCCAAGACCCACGCATACTTAACAAAGAGTATTGGTTCAAGCGTGTATATATTGCGTTTCTTCTGTTCGTGTTGACCATTATCTTGATGGCGCATTGATCATGTACATGATCTACGACGAGAACAAAGAACTCATGCGCACAGTTGATAGGCAAGAAGAAGCACAACAGATTGTGCAACAGCGTGAGGGATGGACATTCAAATGCGTACGCAAACCCGTACTAAAACCTGATTTATCTAACCTAGGAGAGGCGTTGTTTTAACATGGATATTAAATGCAAACTTATTAAAGAACTAAATGATGGGAGTGCCATCGTAACAATTGAGATGGACGAAGAAGCTAAGGAGTGGCTGATTGGCGAAGGCTTCATCACTGTGCTACAAGAAGCAATCAAGATTTCAAAGACGTACATTAGCGACGCCGATCTTAAGAAACATACTGCTAAGAAAGTTATCAGGAAAAAGAAATGATTGTCACGATACTTAACATGTTCGCCCTATTTGTCGCTACCTGTGCGGTGCTGATATTTATAGTGGTGTTTAGCTTCTTCATGTTCATTATGTATGCCTGCGTACACATTGGGTGGAGAGAGATTAAAGGCATGCCATTGTCCGAGTTATGGGAAAGGATTCAGAAATGAAAGGCGAATATAAAGTGTGTTCTTTGGAAGAAGCCGAAGCGTTTACCAAAAAACGACGAAAGGTAAGCATACGAACAGTTGAAAATACTATTGGGCTGGCACGTAGTGTCGCTAATGGAACAACCAAATTTCCTTTTATGGGCTATTGCGCAGACCTGATGGAGAAGATGTTAGAAGAGATTAAAAAAGCAAGAAAGGCACAAGAGAAATGAGCGCACCTTTTGACAAGATACTTGTCATTGATTTTGAAACACGTTGGGATAGAAAAGAATACACGCTCTCTAAACTAACGACAGAGCAGTACATACGTGACCCACGATTCAAAGCCTTTGGTCTTGCGTATAAAGACGTTGCAGAGGAGGGGGCACCCACATGGGTGTCGCACGATGACATACCGCTATGGATCGAGTCTGTTGATTGGGATCGGACGGCGGTGGTTGCGCATAATGCGCAGTTCGATGTAGCGATTCTCTCATGGGTGTACAGGGCTAAGCCTTGCTTTATCTTTGATACGCTCTCGATGGCTCGTGCCTTGCGTGGTGTAGATGGTGGCAACAGCTTGGCAACGTTAGCTGAATACTACGAACTACCGCCCAAAGGTAAAGCTGTGGCTAGTAGTGATGGCTTTGAGTTTCTAACCCCTGAGATAGAGCAAGAACTTGCTGAGTACTGCAAGCATGACGTGTGGTTGTGTGAGCAGATATTGGAACGGCTTGCCAAAGAAGTTGAGGATGGCTTTCCGTTGAAAGAACTCAAGCTAATCGACATGACGCTCAGGATGTTTACCAACCCCACATTGGAACTAGATAAGGACATGCTCAATGAAGCGATTACCGATGAACGGCAAAAGCGTGAGGCGCTCTTGGAAAAGATTGGGATTCAAGAGACATCGCTTGCAAGTAATGAACAGTTTGCAAATGTATTGCTTGAACTTGGAGTTACGCCACCGAAGAAGATTAGCAAGACGACAGGTAAAGAAGCGTATGCGTTTGCCAAGAACGACGCCCTATTCCAAGCGCTACTCAATTCCGATAATGAAGATGTTGCGTTACTCTGTGAGGCGCGTCTCAAAGTTAAAAGCACGCTTGAGCGTACAAGAGCGCAACGTTTTGTTGACATTGCAGAAAAGGGTAATCTCCCTGTACCGCTCCACTACTACGGCGCACACACCGGTCGTTGGTCTGCGTCCAAGGGTTCGGGGCTTAATCTACAAAACCTCAAGCGGGGGTCTTTCTTACGCAAGGCTATCTGTGCGCCGAAAGGTTTCACCCTTGTCGTATGTGACCTCTCGCAGATTGAGCCAAGAGTTCTTGCGTACCTCGCAGACTATCAACCCCTTCTTGAAATCTTCTCGTCGGGGAAAGACGCCTATGCGGCTTTCGGTGCACAAATGTTTGGGATACCGAACCTCAATAAAGAGACGCACCCCGACCTCCGTCAGTCGGCTAAGTCAGCGCTTCTAGGTTGTGGGTACGGCATGGGTTGGGCTAGTTTTTCTGCACAACTTCTTACAGGTTTTCTAGGTGCGCCACCTACCATGTATGACAAAGCGTTTGCCAAGCAGTTGGGCGTAAGTACAGAAGACGTAAATACCTTTGTCAGTTGGGATCGCAACATGGAGATGCTAACTAACATACCGCACACATGTACAGACAAGGAGTTGTTGGTTCACAGCCTAGCGTCAAAGAAGATCATCGACATCTATCGTAGCAAAGCACAACCAGTTGTCAGCTTGTGGGATTTATGCGGTGGGTTGATCAAGCATAGTCTTGCAGAAGGTAAGGAATACACATACAAGTGCTTGACATTTTCTAAAGAAAGCATAAGATTACCAAGTGGGTTGTCATTACGATACCCAAATTTAACTGGCACTACCGATGAAAAAGGTCGTGTTCAATGGCATTATGGCGCCGATAAAAAGAAGTTATACGGCGGTAAAGTAGTAGAAAACATTGTGCAAGCAGTTGCTCGGTGTGTGATGACGGACGGCATGCTCAGGATACAAAAGAGGTATTCCTGTGTATTAACCGTTCATGACGAGGTTGTATGTCTAGTGCCTGAGAACGAAGCCAAAGAAGCTGAGGCATGGGTGCTAGAGCAAATGGTGGCAGACCCACCATACATGAAAGGGATACCGCTTGATGCGGAAACAGGTTGTAACAAACGATACGGAGAAGCAAAATGATGCGAATACCTAGTGAAGTAACGATAGGCAAGACCAAGATAAAAATCAATCAACCAACGTCACTTATTGTTGGCACTCAGGTTTGTAGGGGGTGCTACGACAGGACAGACAACAAGATTGACGTAGCAAGGAAAGACACGCAAGGCAATTACTATGGTAGAGAAGAACGTAGAGAAACCTTTTGGCATGAGATTACCCACGCCATACTGCACGACATGAAGTGCAAGCTAGACTACGACGAGAAGTTTGTAACTGCCTTTTCCCAACGGCTTGACCAAGCCATCAAGACTGCGAGGTTTTAAATGTACCCGCTAAAGTTAACCGAAGAACAACAACGTCAACTAGATTTAATGCGAGCCGTTGGCTTTCCTATCCGAGCAGAAGACGGTATATATGAATGGGATACAGCCGATATGATGCTACCAATTCGTATAGCAGGTGCCCCCAAACAAAACACTAGAACCATAACCGATGATTTTTCAAAGGCGGTTGCTGTATTTGAGCATTGGCAAAAACATGCAAGGCGGTTTTATGTCCAAGATTAAATGGAGTCACTCAGGGCTAAAAGACTTTGAAGGCTGTGCAAGACGTTACCATGAAGTTAAGGTACTCAAGAACTACCCATTTACAGACACAGTACACACCATCTATGGCAAGCAAGTGCACGAAGCCGCCGAACTTTACATTAAAGATGGCACACCCCTACCCCCTGAGTTTGACTTCATTCAACCTACTCTTGACGCACTTAACAAGAAGACAGGGCGCAAGCTGACTGAGTACGAGATGGGCTTGAAAGAAGACCTGACCCCCTGTGCTTTTGGTGATGCAGATGTGTGGGTGCGTGGCATAGCTGATCTTTTAATAATTGACGATGACGGACTCAAGGCTAGGGTGGTTGACTACAAAACAGGCAACGACAAATACCCCGACAGAGATCAACTCACTCTGATGTCTTTGATGGTGTTTGCCCATTTCCCCCACATACGCCAAGTTAATTCTGCCCTGCTCTTTGTTGTGAAGAACTCGATGGTCACGCAAACGATGACCGTAGAAGAGAAAGACTTTCATTGGTGGCAGTATCGGGAGAGAGTAGCCAAACTTAACGCTTCATATGACAATGACGTGTGGAACCCCACAAGCACACCGCTATGCGGTTGGTGCCCAGTTAAGAGTTGTGAGTTTAACCCCAAACATTAGGAGAGCATCATGGCAACAAAGAGAGACTACAAAGCAGAATACGCAAATTACGACGGCACAGAGATGGTTAAAAAGAAACGTGCCCAACGTAACAAAGCAAGACGCATGCTTATGCGTGAAGGTGTAGTACACAAGGGTGACGGCAAAGACGTAGATCACAAGACACCCTTGAGCAAAGGTGGCACAACAGTACGTAGTAACTTAAAAGCAGTACCCGCAAGTAAAAATAGATCATATAAACGAAAGGCAGATGGGTCAATAAAATGAAATTTCAAAACACATATGGTGTACGCAAATCAATAAACTACTATTGCGCACAAGCAAACAACTGTTTCCCAACAAGTGGCAACAAATCAGCAACCAAGAAAAAATGGTTAGAAGATAAAGACCTATACCTTGGTGACATTAGCGGTACGGAACGAGTTCTTGTAGCGGTGCATATTGCTACAGACGAGCATAAGAAACCGTTGTTAATGGATGCTGTTACTGGCACGTTGTACAAACTACAAGACGGCAGGTGCTATTCATCAGATCAGCTACACATGAATAATTTTACAAAAGTAGAAGGATTAAATGACCGCCTCATGAATGTTAAAAGCGATCAGTTTGCAGAAAGCGAGTAAACGATGGGAATAACAGACGAACAATACGCAGAACAGCTTGATAAACTAAGAGCAGAAGTAAGACAAATACACGCAACAAACATAAGTACAGGCTCTTCAGCTAAAGCATCACCGCCCTTGAAGATGACAAACGATGATTTAGATCGTGAAGCATGCAGGGTTTCTATATCAACGTTGGTTGATATGTGGGTGCTACGTTGGCAAGACAAGTGGGTAACTGAAGACGAGATACGTGATGCCGATGACTTTTGGCGTATTGCGTTTGTGCGCTTAGAGAACGTTAACAAGATAGAGAAACACACACTTGGCGATTCATACGACAAGGTGTACAGGATCATAGAATAATGCAGATAATCGAAAACAAGGCGCTGTTATTTAAGACACGTAGTCCCGACAAGTACAGCGTAATACCGAGAAGCAAAGTCGTTAGCGAAGACAACGGCGTGTTTGAAGTGGCTGTGTACTGGGGGCTAGATGAAGTGCGGGTGCTTCGCAACCTAGGTGTTAAGAATCCACCATCACCCATTACCGCTAAGTACAACTGGCCCGGTCGACACAAACCATTTGCACATCAGATCGATACCGCATCGTTTCTCACAATGAATCGCAGAGCGTTTGTATTTAATGATCCCGGCACCGGCAAAACATTCTCTGCGTTATGGGCGGCTGATTATTTAATGAAACTAAAGCAAGTACGCAGATGCTTGGTTCTATGTCCGCTGTCCATCATGCACGACGCATGGATAAGTAGTATTGGTAAAAGTATTATTCATCGCACGGTAGTAGCGGCACATCACACACAGGCATCACGACGCATTGAGATGGTTCAAGGTGACTACGAATTTGTTGTGGTGAATTACGATGGATTGAACCTGATAGCTGACGAGGTTGCCAACGATGGGCGCTTTGATCTTGTGATTGTCGATGAAGCAAACGCATACAAGAACCCGACAACCAAACGATGGAAGTCGCTCAACAGAATACTTAAACCTGACACTATGCTTTGGATGATGACGGGTACACCGGCATCGCAGTCACCTGTGGATGCCTACGGCTTAGCCAAGTTAGTAAACCCTAGTGGTGTACCCAAGTTTCTTACAGCATGGCAAGACAAGGTTATGCACAAGGTCAGCAAGTTCAAGTGGATACCAAAGCCCTCCGCTCAGCAAGACGTTTACAACTCCTTACAGCCTGCAATACGTTATACAAAAGAAGAATGTACCGACCTACCGCCTGTGCTTACTGAAACACGTGACGTACCCCTTACCGCACAGCAAGTTAAGTACTACCGCATGTTAAAAGACCGCATGCTAGTACAAACGGCAGGAGAGACAATCACCGCAGTAAATGCCGCCGCAGGTGTTAGCAAGCTGTTGCAGATAAGTGCAGGAGCCGCTTATACAGACGAGAAAGAAGTTGTGGAGTTTGATTGTGCGCCTCGCTTGAACGTACTACTTGAGGTGCTAGAAGAGACAAGCCGTAAGGTTATTATCTTTGCACCATTTAGGCACAGCATCGATACCATACACGTACACCTACAAAAACATAACATTGCATCAGAAGTTATACATGGTGATATAAGTGTTAATAAACGTACTGACATATTCAAGCGCTTTCAAACTACTGATGCGCCAAGAGTTTTAGTAATTCAACCGCAAGCTGCATCACATGGTGTAACATTAACTGCGGCTGATACAGTAGTATTCTACGGACCTGTTATGTCTGTGGAGACGTACTTGCAATGTATTGCTCGTGCAGATCGTATTGGGCAAACTTCTACGAATGTAACGGTGATACACTTACAAGGTAGTGAAATAGAAAAGCGGATGTTTAATCGTCTTGAGAAACGTGTAGAAGGACACGATCTCTTGCTAAGCCTGTATAGGGAGGAATTAAGTTCCTAGGAAAAACCCTATATTAGGTTGAACACCTGTCTTTTTAGTTGTAAAATATTTTACAAAGGAGCATATAAATGCCAAACGAAGAAGTAATACCGCTAGATAAACTAGCACGTGTATATCGTAAGATGTACGCAAAGGTTCAAGAACTGACAAAAGAATATGAAAGTCAGATCGAAGAACTTAAAGCAAAACAAGATGAGATCAAGAATGCCATGAAAGATCAGATGATGGCGCTTGGCACCAACTCAGTAAGGACTGCGGAAGGCACCATCATCTTGTCACAGAAGACGCGCTACTACACAGACGACTGGGATTCATTCAAGCAGTTTGTTGTACAGCACGACGCATTAGATTTGTTTGAGAAGCGCATTGCGCAGAAGAACATGTCTATGTTTTTAGAAGAAAACCCCGGTGTAGTACCTGCTGGGCTTAACTCGATGTCTGAGTATGCAGTAACAGTTCGTAAACCAACTAAATGAAGGAAAGTACCATGGGCGAAATTGCCAAATTTAATCCTGCACAAACCCCCGCTTTTGCTCGCAAAGGCGAATTATCAACCCTCGCTAAAAGCCTTGCAGGTGGCGGAGTAGGTGGCGGTGGAAAACGTATCTCTATCAAGGGCGGTGTATTCCGTTTGATGGCAGATGGTAAAGAGATTACCTCGATTGACGATCGTCACCTCGATGTAGTTATTGTTAATGCGGCGCCTAAAATTAGCCGTACCTATTATGAGGGTACGTATGAAGAGGGCGTATCCAAGGCACCTGATTGTTGGTCTGCTGATGGTGAGAAGCCTGATCCAACGGCTGAGAACCCACAGGCTAATGATTGCGCCTCATGCCCAATGAATGTTAAGGGCTCAGGTCAGGGCGAGTCCAAGGCTTGCCGTTTCTCACAACGCCTTGCAGTAGTTCTTGCTAATGACATTGGCGGTGATGTAATGCAGTTAACCTTAGCCGCTACTTCGATCTTTGGTAAAGAAGAAGGTGATAAGCGTCCGTTGCAAGCCTATGCAAGATACCTTGCGGCTCAGAATATTAGCCCTGAGACACTTGTAACCCGCCTGCGTTTTGATACCAAAGCCGCAGTACCCAAGTTGTTCTTCCAACCTGTTCGTTGGTTAGAGGACGACGAGTTTGAGATTGTTGCCGAGAAAGGTCAGTCTACAAGCGCTAAGCAAGCTATCACCATGACGGTAGCTAAAGCAACTGAAAAGCCATTACAACTTGAAGGGGCAAAGCCAAAAGCTAAAGCACCTGTGGTTGAAGCCGATACCGATGATGGTGTAGATGAGCCTGAGAAGCGCAAGCCTGCGGTAAAAGCAAGCGCAGTCCCACAAAAGAAAGCTAGTAACTTAGCCGCAACTGTTGACGAGTGGGATGACGAGTAAATATAAGGGGGGCTTAGCCCCCCATCAAACGAGAAGATCATGGCTTATTCAGACACAATAAAACAAACTACAAAAATGGCACCGAAGACGCTCGGCAATCAGCTAGGGCGTTGGGCAATCAGCTTAGATTTCCCAGTAATAGAAATAGCAAAATTTACAGGCGCAACAAGACAAACTGTATACAACTGGTTTAGCGGGACGGATGTAACGCCTGCTTACCGCATGCGGGTTCAGTCCTTGTTGAACATTCTACAATCTAGCAACACAGCAGAAGAGGCGATGAGAAAATGCAACAAAGCTTAAACCAACCCCCAGTAACCCCCACCGCCTATACTGATCGTGAACTGGTTGAATACGCTAGTCGTTTAGCGCATGAAGATCGACTGCCAAAGACTTGGCAACTTGAAGTAATTAAGCGTTTACAAAATAAGATAAACAACGGCATTTATTAACTCGAAAGGTTTCACATGACGTCGCAGGAATTCCTAGCGACTGTGCTACCGACTTCGGGTAAATACTGCACCGTTGAAATTAGCACAGCAAAAAGAGAGCATGTATTCGTTGACTCCATAAACGAGTTGTACGACGCCGCTATGGCGTTTGATGCAAAGGGCTACAACGCTTTCTTTGCATTGGCTACGTTTGGGGCTAGCGAGCGCAAGGCTGAACACGCAGTAAAAATGAAATCCTTGTTCTTGGATATTGATTGTGGAGCAGGCAAGGAATACGAGAAAAAAGTAGACGCTGTTAACGCACTAGCTAAGTTCTTAACCGACACTAACTTAACTGACCTAGGTTCGCCTTGGGTGGTAACGAGCGGTGGTGGGTTGCATGTGTATTTCCCGTTTGCTGAAGAAGTAGATATTGCCACTTGGAAACCTGTTGCAGAGAACTTAAAAAGGCTATGCAAGAAGCTTGGTTTTAATATCGACGCTTCCGTTACAGGTGATGCGGCTAGGGTGCTTCGTGTACCTGACACCCACAACTACAAGCAAGAGAAGCCACGCAAGGTAATCCTCAAGGCAGAGGGCGATATTTTTGACTTTGAGGCGCTAGCAAACCACCTTAAAGAAGCGATTGGCGAAGAGGCATACGAAGCAGTACCGCCGTTGCAAATCCCCGGAAAACGCCCCAAAGCCGCTCCAACAGCCAATAGCGTCAAGCTAATAGAAAACAGCGTTACATACTTTAAAACTATCGGCGATAAGTGTGGGCAGATCAACTACTATCGTGAGAACGCTAGTAAGGACGGCATGGAGCCCTTGTGGCGGGGCATCCTCAGCATAGCTAAATTCTGTGATGACGGCATTGAAGAGGGCTTGGCGTTATCTGCGCTACATCCCTACGATACAGATCGCCACAACAGCAAATGGCGAGCCATTAAAGGTCCTTATGCCTGCCTAAAACTAGATGAGACCAATCCAGGAGTGTGCGATAAATGCCCACATAAAGGCAAGATTACCAACCCACTAGCCTTGGGTCGGGAGATCAAGGTCGACAACGCTCCAAAAGAAGTTGTAGTAGAGACAGAAAACTCCACGCCAGAAGCACCACAAAAAACCGTTACCCGCCCAACCCCACCCAAGGGGTATGGCTATGGGGCTAATGGCGGTATCTTCATGGATAAGCTACAAGAGGACGAAACTGGCAAAAAAACACGTAAACAAGTCATGCTCTTGCCGTACGATTTGTTTGCGGTGGACATCCTAAATAGCAACGGCGATCACTTAGTTCATCTCATGGCGTGCAGACCCGAAGGCACAGTCGATGTTCTGATTCCACAGAAATCCATCGTTAGTAAAGACGAGACAGTCAAAGCGCTAGCCAATCAAAACATCATTGCAGCATATGGTTCAGGTAACGACAAAAACTTGTTTGAGTACGTGCGTGGTTGCGTAGAGTTTGTTAGTGCTAATAAGCGTGCTATTAAAGTACCGAATAACTGTGGTTGGCAGGATGACAAGTCGTTTGTATACAACAGCCATGTTTTTTACCCTGATAGCAGGGAAGTGTATGTACCAACCCCTGCGCTTGATAACATTAACTACTCGACCAAACCTACTGGCACGCTAGACAACTGGCGCAAGGTCTTCAATATGCTTATTGCTCGCCAAGAGTGGCAGGTGTTGGCAATGGCTTTGGTTGGACCGGCATCGTTGCTTATGAACTTTACCAAGTTCAACGGCTGTGTATACCACCTAGGTTCGTCTGAGTCAGGCACAGGTAAGTCGTTGTCGCTTGAGTTAGCGGCTAGTTTCTTTGGACACCCCGAAGGCTATCGTGTAACACAGAGTACGTCTATCGTTGCATCGCAACAGAGACAGGGTTTACTTAACAGTCTGCCGTTTATTATTGACGAGACCACCAGTAAGAGCCGTGAAGACTTTGAATGGTTGCCTGAGTTCCTGCTTGATTTAACGCAGGGTAAGGGCAAAGACCGCATGAAGCAGGGC